TCATCTACCGCTGCAGCAGCATCAGCTACAAGTGCAAGTAACAGCGCATCTAGTGCCACATCAAGTGCAACAACAGCGACTACTCAAGCAACTATCGCAACTACAAAAGCAGCTGAAGCAGCAACATCCGCTAGTGACGCTGCAGCATCTACTTCTGATGCACAAGGTTATAGAGACGAAGCTGCAACGTCTGCTACTGCTGCATCTAATAGCGCAGTAGCTTCTGCTAATAGCGCCTCATCTGCGGCTACTCAAGCTGCTGCTGCTAATACCTCTGCAACATCTGCTGCTGCAAGTGCAGCTACTGCTGTTACAAAAGCAAACGAAGCTTCTACATCAGCCGCGTCTGCATCAACAAGTGCATCCACAGCCACCACAAAGGCGTCTGAGGCATCCGCATCAGCAAGTAATGCAGCAACCTCTGCAAGTGCAGCTGCTACTTCAGAAACCAATGCAGCTACTTCAGAAGCTAATGCTGCTGCCTCCGAATTAAACTCTGCTACGAGTGCTTCATCCGCTTTAACCAGCGCATCTACTGCGACTACTCAAGCATCCTCTGCAGCAACATCTGCTGGTCAAGCTTCTATCTCAGCCAGTGATGCTAGTGTAAGCGCCACCTCAGCACTTAACTCGGCAACCTCTGCTACTACATCTGCAAGTTCTGCAAGTTCAAGTGCTTCAGCTGCTGCTACTTCGGCCACTGCTGCTGCAAATAGTGCTGCAGAAGCGGCTACTATTATGCAAACAGCTGTTCAAACACTAACATCTAATGATGGTAGCGTTGCTATTACTGCCGATGGTAGCTCAAGAGATTTATCAGTACTGAGTACGCTTATAGTAAATACTATTGTAAGAAACCAAACAGGTGCTACTCTTACTAAAGGCACTGTAGTTTATCTATCAGGTGCTGGTGGTAATAAACCTTTAGTACAAAAAGCGCAGGCTAATGCTGAGTCAACTTCCTCAGGTACTTATGCTATCCTATCTCAGGATATCGCTACTAACAATAACGGTAAGGCCACCTTAGTAGGTGAATTATCTGGATTAGATACTAGTGCTTTTACTGAGGGAACACCTTTATGGTTATCACCTACTGTAGCTGGTGGCTATACAACTACTAAACCTGTAGCACCTAACCACATGGTTTATGTGGGTACTGTATCTAGATCACATTCTAGTCAAGGCTCTATTGAAGTAAAGATTCAAAACGGATATGAACTTGAAGAACTACATAACGTACTAATTACTGCTGTAGCTAATAATGATATGCTCATTTATGATAGCGCAGTAGGCGTTTGGAAAAATATACCTAAACAGACATTACTTACTAACACAACACTGTACGGTCAAACCGTAACCGATGATGGTTTAGAAGTAAAAGGTAATGCTGTCGTAAGAGGTAATTTAACTGTAGAGGGTACAACCGTAACTGTTAATACCGAAAACCTTGCTGTTGAAGATAATATGATTTATCTAAACGAAGGTAGTCAAGTTGCTAACCCTGATATTGGTATTACTGGTAACTATAATGACGGTACTTATCGTCATGCAGGTATTTTTAGGGATGCTACAGATGGTAAATGGAAAATATTTAAGAATTATCTACCTGAACCAGGTGTATATATTGACACCTCTGATCCATCTTTTGCCCTAGCTGATTTTCAAGCTGAAACTTTTTATGGTACTCTAGTAGGTAATGCATCTTCAGCTACGACTGCTGCAAGTGCTGATACCTCAACTAAGCTAACTAATGCAAGAACTATTTCTGCAAGTGGCGATATTGGTTACACTACAGTCCCTTTTGATGGTACAGCTAATGTTACCGGTGAAGCAACACTTACTTCTAATGCTATTAGTAGTAAAACATCTATTACCTCAGTAGATGGTTTAAATGATTATATCTTAGTATTAGACGCTACGGATAATACTTTAAAGAAAGCTACTGTATCAAACGCAGCTTTAGTAGGCCCAACAGGACCAACTGGCCTACAAGGTGCTGATGGCGCTACTGGACCAATAGGCCCTACAGGGCCAACTGGACCTGCTGGTGCTAATGGTAGCCCTGGTCCAACTGGTCCGACAGGAGCTACCGGAGCTACAGGTTCTGCCGCAACCGTTACTGTAGGTACTACAACTACCGGCGCTGCTGGTACTAGTGCATCTGTAAGTAACTCAGGCACATCTTCTGCCGCTGTATTTAATTTTACAATCCCTAAAGGTGATACGGGAGCTGCAGGCCCAACTGGAGCTACTGGCCCAACTGGTCCTCAAGGTATTCAAGGTGCTACTGGTCCGACAGGAGCTACTGGCCCACAAGGTGTTGCTGGACCGACTGGTCCAACAGGGCCAACAGGGAGTCCTGGACCTACTGGGCCTACTGGGCCTACTGGACCTACTGGACCAACAGCGAGTATTAATTACAACAACGATTCCAACAGCACATATCAAATGCTGTGGGGGTCTGGTCCAACTGGTGTGTACGGTACTGGCGGCATCTACTGTAACCCTTACACGGATTACTTGTACTCAGGGTCGTTCTATTGCGGAAATTGGTTCCGTAGCAGTGGAAACACAGGTTGGTTCAACGAATCCTATAACGGCGGTGTCTATATGATCGACACCACGTGGGTTCGTACGTACAACAGCAGGTCCATCTACACAGACGGTCAAATCGCTGCGGCAGGTAACGTAACAGCCTACTACTCAGACATGCGTCTAAAGACAAAAGTTGGAGATATTGTAGGTGCATTAGATAAAGTTAAGCAGTTAACCGGATTCTACTATGTAAACAATGATCTAGCTAAGTCTGTTGGTTATACTACCGACAAAGTACAGTTAGCATTGTCTGCTCAGGATGTTCAAGCAATTGCTCCTGAAGTAGTTTCATTAGCTCCGTTCGACATGCATACAGATGAGTTCACAGGCGAGATTACGTCAAAGTCCGGTGAAAATTACTTGACTGTAGATTATGCAAGATTAGTTCCTATTCTTGTAGAAGCAATTAAAGAGCTAGAGGCTCGTGTAAAAGATTTAGAAAGTAAATAAATGCGACAAGAATGGCAACTATGGACAAGTGCCTTAACTAAGGAACAGTGTGAGTCTATTAAAAAGGCTTGTGAAACTTTTCCTGCTAAAGATGGTGGAATCTTTGCTAGTAATTCAGCAGACTCCACTATCCGAAGGTCTAAAATAAGGTGGGTATATGATCAATCAATTAGAGATATGCTTTTAAATTATGCTAAAGAAGCTAATCGTAACGCATTCTCTATTGATATCGATCAACCATTTGAAATACAATACACTGAATATCACTCAGAACAAAACGGTTTCTATGATTGGCATCACGATATTGATTGGTCTAATGACCGACCGTACGATCGTAAGCTAACTGTAGTGATTCAGCTAGATGATCCTTCAGAATATGAAGGTGGTGAATTTAATTTTAAAACTGTATCTAACCCTGATTTTAAACCACAAGGTTCTGTTCTAGTTTTCCCGTCATATCTCGAACATATGGTTACCCCTGTTACCTCAGGTACAAGACATTCTCTTGTTACCTGGGTTGAAGGGCCACGCTGGAAATAAGGAATAAAATGTCAACTACATTACAACAAACTACCGAAACGGGGGCATCTATGGCAACAAAAGCTGCAGCACCCGTAACCGTTTCTCTAGCCACAGTAGCTGGCTATCAAGTAGCAGATATTCTTTTATGGGCTACTTTAATTTATACAGTATTAATGATTGGTCATAAGATTTTTTCTATCTATAAAGATATTAGAAATAAATAAATAGTGTAAGGAGGTATCTATGACAGAACGTATGCGTAGTGTCTCCTTATCCCTTACTGCTTCTGCTCTAATTAGCATAGCTATACATGAAGGCTTCAGAGAAGAGGCTTATACTCCCGTCAAAGGTGATGTAGCTACTATTGGGTTTGGTACAACCGATAATGTAAAACTTGGTGATAAAATTACCGTAGAAAGAGCTTTAGTTAGGTTACTAAACGACACTAATAAGTTTGAGCAAGCAGTTAAAAAATGTGCTGATGTACCTATGTATAGCTACGAGTACAGTGCTTATGTATCATTAACATACAATATTGGAGAAAATGCTTTCTGTAAATCTACCTTAGTTAAAAAGCTAAAGCAGTATGATTATGAGGGCGCATGCAAAGAAATTTTAAAATGGGATAAGTTTAAAGGTAATTCACTACCTGGGC